CATGGCTTACGCTCCCGCGTTGCCGTCGACGCCTCTCCAGCCGAAGAAAGCCGTCTGGAGCCGCATCACGGCCATGAACTTGGCAGTCCGCGTGTCGAAGTCGTCCGTGGACTGGAGCTGGAGTTGCTTCCTCCAGATGAACCGGAGATCATGGTCCGCCTTGTCGCCCACGAGGAACCAGCCGGTCGTGCTCGACAGGTAGTGGCTCACCATGAACTGCAGGCCCTTGATCTGGTCGTAGTTGGGCTCGTTGTTGGCGTTCTCCGGGTTGTACTCGCTCTTCGTGAGCTGTTCGGCCTTCCAGCGGAGCTGGGGCGGGACGATCAGGAGCTTCGGCTTGATCTTGAGGGGGATGCCCCTCTCGTTGGGCAGAAGCTCGAAGCGATCGCACATCGCCTGGAGCGTGGTCATGGAGAGGCTGGAGCTGGTCGACGCGTAGTTGGAGTAGGTACCGCCGCCCACGAGCGTGTGGCTCGCGAACAGGGCCGCGCCGTCGACGCCGACCCGGCTGGTGGTCACGAAGCCTGCGTTGAAGAGGTCCCAGAACTTGAGTTCCCTCGTGTACGCGGCGGCCTTGCCCAGCTCGGCGAAGGCCTTCTTCATGTACCCCGTCTTGTCGTCGTCGTACATGTTCCGGCTGATGGCCACACCGAGGGCGAAGTCGGACGGCATGACCGTCTTCTCGTTGCCCTGGATGAAGCTGTCGTAGGCGACCGGCTCGCCCTCGCCAAGGCCCTGGAGGGCCTGCAGACCGGCCATCTGGCCTTCGCGGATGTACGCGCCGTCCATGCTTCCGACGTTCGCGACCTTGTCGTACTCGGTTTCCTGCCGAGTGTAGTTGTCGAAGAATACGTTCGTGAAGTCCCGGCTTATCAGCTGGGCGAACGCTCCCGTATTCATGACAGAGACAGATGCGGGCATGTTTCCCCCTTACCTTACGCCTGACCCGTGAACTGGGACTTGTTCCAGCAGAACAGGACCCTGTTGTAGGCCCCGGCCGCGTTGAACATGCCGGGTTCGATGTCGATGACCCTCGCCACGCCCTGCGCCGTAGCGTTGGTCAGGAGCATGGCGCCGGTCGCGCCGTTGATGTCGTAGCTCGTTCCCCAGTTGGGGTTCGAGCCGGACATGTCCTTGCCGAACTGACCGCTGAAAACGATGTCCGGCAGGGCGGGGATGAACTGTACCTGCTTCCTGGTCGCGGCGGTCGCCGTCACCGTAGACTGGCACACGCCGAAGATCGCGGTCGAGCCGACCACGGCCTTGTCGAGTACGCCATTCGTGAGCAGGATGACAGCATCGCCCGCCGTGAGGCTCAGGTTCGACTTCGTGTAACGGGTATAGATCGGAAACGATCCGCCTCCGTTGTACTTTACCGCCCTGAACCCATTGGGGTTGTTCGTGTTCGCCACGATTGCTTCCTCCCTTCGGGATTCATAAGGGGGACAACGTCCCCCTTCCTATCAGCTATACGTTCCGCCTTCGTCGATGACCTTCATCCGCTTGTCCTTGTCAAGCTTCCTGTTCAGTTCCTCGACGTTCTCGGCGAACTTGTTCTTGTTCGCGGAGTACATCCTTCGGCTCTTCTCGGCCATGTACTCCAAATACTTGTCGTAGAGCTCCAGCGGGCACTCGACCGCCACCAGCTCCACCTTCCCGTTCTCGTCCATGAGCTTGAGGACCTCGCCGTTCTCGTACCCGGGCTCCTGCTTCTCCAGGATGGCCTCGCCGTACTGGTCCTTCCTGCCCGTGTCCTTCTGCTTCCTGATCTGCTTGTACGGGCCCGCGAGGGCCGCGTCCAGCTCGTTCCCCGGAGTCTTCCAGCACTGATGCCAGCCTCTCCTGGCCCTGATCCTCAGCCGGAACTCGGTGTTCATGCCGAGCGGGTTGAGCGGGTTGTCGATCTTGACCAGCCCCGCCGCCTTCTCGGCCTTCTGCTTGACCTGGAACTGGACCTTGAGGTAGTTCTTCAGGTTCGCGTGCCTGAGTTGTCTCTCGACCTCCTCGGGCAACTCCCTGAAGCTGTCCTCGTCCCAGACCAGCTCCAGTCCCTCGTCCATGTTGAATTGTAGTACCTGCTCGTTGGTTCTGTCGAGCGTAATGCTGATCATCTGGGGCTTTTCCACTTTCGTGGCACCACTTTTCTTCGCGTTCGGCTTGCCGTTGGCTGGCGGCGTCGCCTCACCTGCGCCCGCATCCTGGCCCGTGAGCGGGTCGTCGATGATGTTTCCGAACTGCTGACTCCTGTCCTCGATGCTGTCGCTCACTTGGTCCTCCTAGGATGGTTCTTGAGCCACGCCTGCACGGCGTAGGCGTTCGACGGGTCAAGGCCGGAATTGATCATCCGTTCCTTCTCGCTCTCATAGAGCCTGATCGTCTGGCTCTGGGCCCTCTCCTGGCCCTGTCCGCCGGCGGCCTTCTGCCCCAGGCTCACCACCGGCTGACGGCTCGGCCCCTTCGGTTGGACGGTCTCCGGGTCGATGCCGTACTTCGCCAGAATCTTCTTCTCCAGCTCGGCCTCCATCGTCGCCATCCGCTCGTTGATGATGTCCGGCTGGTGCTTGAACATCACCTGCTGGTACGCCTGCTCGTACATGTCCGGGGTCTGAGGGAGCCTCTGCGCGACCTCCTCGATCTCCTTCTCGTACTTGCGGAACGTAGCTCCCCTCTCCGGGTCGTTCCTGATGATCTGCTTCGCCTGACTCAGGATGATACCCGCCATCCTGTTGACGACGGGCGCGTACTCCCTCGCGAGCGACTCTTTCAGCACCTTCCCGAACTGGCCGGGCAGGAAGGCCTGCTGTTCCATCCTGGCGTAGAACTCCTCTTCCGTCTCGCCGGGCTGTTGCATGTTCGCGGGCACGGCCGGCTGTTGGCTTCCGAGCCTCTCCACCAGCCCCGCGAGCGGCGCGGCGATGGCCGCGCTCGCATCCGCCTTCTTCGTGAGCGCCTCGTACTCCTCGGCCGTCAGCACCTTGCCCTCGGGCTTGGGCGGCTCCTCGACCGGCTCCTCTATCGGCTCGCCATCCTGGACGTACAGTACCTCCAGGTCGCCGCTTTCCATCGACTCCGCGGGCTCACCCTCGGCGAACCATTGCAGATCGATTCTCGGCATCTTCTGTACCATCAGTTCCTCCTAGAAATCGACAGCGGGTGTCGCTTCTTCCCCGTCGTCATCAAGCTCCTCGCGTTCGTCTCCCGACGCCTGCTCGAAGCGATAGTCCATCAGCCCTTTGATCATCATGACCAGCTCGCCACGGCTGTCCATCGCGCCCTGCGCGAACCTCAACTGCTCCAGCGAACTGCTCGCGTCGTGCAGGATGTTCTCGTACTTGTCCGCGCTCTGCACGATAATCCTGTTGAGCAGGTTGGCCGCCGGACTTCCGGGAAACACCCTTTGGAAGTCCCTCAGCTCGCCTTCTTCGAACACGATTCCCTTGTACTCCACGTGAAACTCCTTTCTCGACGTACACCGGCCCTTCGGGCCGGGAGAGAAGACGGCTTAGAGCGGCAGACTTGCAGGCCCTCCGGCTCCGGCGGCTCCCTGAGGAGACGGAAGAATCTCCGCCCCGCCTCCGGCGGGAGAGCCAGGGGGCGCGGCCCCTCCGGGGCCGGGAAGAGCGGGGGCTCCGCCCCCGCCAAGAGCGCTCGGTCCGGCCATTCCCCCGAGGGCTCCCGCCCCGGCGAACGTCTGGCCGATGCTCCCGAGCGTGTCGAGGAGCTGGTCCATCATCGTCTGGTCGGGGATGTACTCCTGGGTGTCCTTCACGCCGAAGAACTTGAAGACGTCCTCCATCAGCTTGCCGGAGCCGAGCATCACCCTTTCCATGTACTTGAAAAGCTCGGGCGCTTGGCTAAGCATCTGCTGGCCCTGTGGGCCGTACAGTTGCATGGCGAGGGGAACGGTCTGGGTCGCGAACTGGGTGAAAATCTGGGTGAGGGCCATCCAGTTCTGCCTCTGCTGTTCGAAGGTCTTCTCCGCGTCGGTCGTGCGGACGGTGAAGCTCAACCGCATGGGGACGTCGGTCAGCTCCATGTTCAGGGCCTCTTCCAGCAGTTGAAGCTCGTCCTCGGACAGGCGCATGGCCTTGCGCTCCTTGTCCATGACCCTCTCTTTGTTGGCCACGAGTTGCATCCAGACGAGCATCCCGAGCTCGCTCCAGGTGCTCTTGAGGCCCTCGATCACGGAGCCGAGGATGCTGTCGCCCTGCTGGAGGCGCATCGCCTGCCCACGGGCGGTGTCGCGGGAGCCAAGGGTCTGGTCGGCGAAGCCCATCTGGTTGTCGGACAGGCCGATCGCGCGCTGGGCGATGGC